TGGGTTAAAATCCGCGTCTGATGTATGAAAATATGCTCCAACTGGATAGAGCATATTAATTATTTCAGCAAAATTAAAATTTAGATTTGTTCCATTTAAAGGTATTGCATTAGCTTCTCCTTTATTGGAAAATATTTTTAGCATAATGCACCTCGAACAGAAAAGAAGCAATGAATTATTAAGCCATTGCCTCCTTCCTTCTTGGAGATGCAGTTACTAAATAACTGCACCCCCTTTCGCAAGGTATAGTATACCTTTGTTTGTTTGTTTGTTTGTTTGTTTGTTTGTTTGTTTGTAGAATTATCGCATTCTTACGAATGCATGTCAATACATTTTGCATTATTTTTTATCATTCCTTTCTTTGAGTTTTTCGATTTCTTCTTGTAATTCATTTATTTTTATTTGTTGCTCCTTGATTGCTTGTAAACATAAAGATGTCATTGAATAAGTATCTACTCCATCATTATTTTGGCTTGTGATAATTTTAGAATAATTATAATCTTCGCCAATAACAAAACCTAAATGCTTTTTATCGCCATCGTTTTCACTTTTTAGATTATACTTATAAATATCAATTTTTTGAATTTCTTCTAAAGCACCAGAATATTTTTCAAAATTCTTTTTGTGCTTTGCTAATGAAGTTTGATTTAAAATTGGAGTTTGTATATTAAAAGCTGTTATATTAGTTTCTGCACTACCATCAGCAGATAATAAATTAATTTGCGGGGTGCTAATTGTATTCCAAATAGTTAATAAGCCGTCGTTTAATCCTTTCCAATACCATCTTCTAGCTGCCATTTCAAAATAGCAATTATTATTTTCTACATCTATTACACTAATTTTTGATGTAGTTTGACTAGAGTATAAAACTATATCGCCACCAGTAATTTTAATATCTTCAGCAATAACTTTACCATTTCTATCAACACAAAAATTATTAGAATTAATAGATATATTTTCACTTGTTAAGTCAAAATTTTTGCCTTCAAAATTTATATTGTCAGCACTGACATTAAAAGAAGTGCCATTTTCGGGATTAGTTTCTAAAGAGGCTTTAACTATTTTGCCATTATTATCAACTTTTAAAACAATTTGTTTAGATTGAATATCAATCTCTCCTTGCATTTTATTGTTCATATCTGTTAATGTAGTTGTCTTTAAATTTATATCATCTCTTGTTTGTTTTATCTCACTATTTAATTCAATTTTTGTTGCAAATTGTGTAGTATAAATATTTGATGCCATCAATTGAATATAAATATAAGCATTAGAATATCCAGGCAGTGAAACAGTGTAATTTCCTGCAGAAAGTGCTATAGTAGGAAAACCATAATTAATAGTTTCTTCTGTTGTTTTTATTGCATTTTTATTAGTTTCTTTTATATACTCAACTCTTTTTATTACTGAACAAGTTTTACTGTCATAATTTAATATAAATTCATCATAATTATTAGCATCATAATACAATAAATCATCAGGTAATTCATAATCAAATATTTCATTTGTATCAGTATTAGTAAATCTTATTATCCGATTATTTAAATATAAATCATCAGATGGATACAAATAATCGCTCGGGTAAAGATAGGAAATATCCTCTGTTGTTGGATGAATTTTAATTGCAATTGGTTCACTTTCATTTACTTTTGTTAAATTAACTGAAGCTTGTTGACTTTCACCGCTCGTAGTAATATCAGCAATATCACTAATCTTAGAATTTATTTCATCTGTTTTTTGAGTTATTTTAGATATTTTTTCATTTTGTTCTTTGGTTGTTTCTGAAACTGTAGAAGAAATCTCTTCTGTAGTAATTTTTAATTGACTAATATTTGTTTCATTATCTGTTGTTCTTTTTGACAAAGCTATTATCGATTTATTATTATGATCTACATTCAGTTTTACTTCCCGTAACTCATTTTTACTGCTTCCAGCTAAATTATAATTAGTAGTCATTGTTCCTATTGTTTCTGCACTAACATTTGTGCTAATCCTATTTGCTGTTTCGTAATTAAAAATTGTTAAGTTCAAAGTATTACCATTTCTATCTTTTACAGAGATAACATCATTCAAATCAAAACAAAAACCATCTACAAAATTATTTAATGTAAATGGCACATATGATTTACCTATTATATTTGCTGATATATCTTCAATCATATCTTCTCTGTATAGATCCACAAACGGATTATCTAATATCTTATATTCTACTCTATCAGTAGAAATCGTTTCAGGATATACTATATCATCATTTATTCCATCTTTGCCTAAAACTAAAGTGTTAAAAGAAACTTCATTTTCTTTAGTCAATTTTATGTATCTACTTCTTTCGATTGTAGAACTAGTATTTGTTGGTGCCTTAATTTCAAGCTTTCCCTCTCTATTTATAAATGCTATACTTCCAGCTATTTCTGCAAATCTGCTTATTACTTCACGACATGTTATATTTTCAGCAAAATTTGGTTGTTTAAAATTATAACCGGATAAATTGAATGTGTTAGAACTTAATTCAATTGATAATTTTGTACATATTTCTTGAATTATTTCTAATCCTGTATGGGTTACATTACTATCCCATGATAAATCACTTTTATAAGAAGCATCGAATAATTGAGCTTTATCTTGAACATTGTTAAAAGATATTGTTTTACTAGTAATGTTTGTTTCAATATCTTTCGCTCTAGGAATAAATATTCCTTGCAAAACCCATTCAATGCTACCACTTACCTCTATTCCCTTATATAGTTTTATTTCTTTATTTTCAAAATCTATGTTACTATTGTGATTGTAGATTTCAAAAGAACAAGTTTTTGCTGGAAAACCACCAAAAGCAGAAGAATTTTTATGCGATATTTTAGGATATGTTTTAATTATAGAACTATCATATTCTGTAGTTCCAACTACTATTTTATTTTTAACTTTAATTGATGTTGATGTATTTAGTTTATTTTTTAATTCATTACTAATTTGTATCATTATTCTACCTTATTAGAAATCAGTCTAATTTGAAATGGTTTGGCAACAAAATTATCATTTATCAAAACAGCTGTTATTTTATCGCCAGCAATGTACACCGATTTAGTAACAAAATTTTTTGTCTTTAAATCATAATATGTAACATTCACATCTGATTTGCCTATTAAGTTTATTAATTCGCTAATACCATCTTCATCTTTATAGTCCTTAAAATCATAGTATACTTTAGTTAATATTCCTATTTCATCATGCCACATGCTGCCGTCATCACTTCTTCCGGCATTTCCTCCTTCTTGCATAGCATATTCCCAACCAATATCATCTGCAATATAAGATTTATTATTTATTTTAAATTCTTTTTTTTCCATATTTCCTCCCAAAAATTAAAGAGCGAGTTAAGTAAGAACTAAAACTCGCCCAGCATCGATTTGTGCTTGATTAATTTTTTGTATAATTGTTTTACCATCTTCGTATTTATGATAGATAGTAATTTCTAATTCTTGTTTTCCAACATTTGAACCAGCATCTAATATTGCTTTTTTAGTTTGCTCATAGATTTTACTTTCTGGAGAAACAATTTCGCCTTCATGTTTATTATCCCCCACGATTGCTAGTTGCGGATTATTTGCTCTAGCATAACCACCTTGAGCTAGTTTAGGAATTGTATTCATGTTAAATCCTTTTCCACCAACAACTGGGACCCAATCTGGGATTTTAATTTTATTTAATCCCTTTATGAATGCATTTATACCATCAATTATGAAATTAATCGGGGTTTTGAAAATATTAACTAAGCCGTCAAATATACCTTTAAAAACATTTTTCACTCCATTCCAAGCCTTTTTCCAATTTCCAGTAAAAATGCCCGTTATAAAGTCAATAATTCCACCAAATATTTTGAAAATACTTTTTACAGCATCGCTTATAAATGAAACCACTGTTCCAAAAACTCCAGTTATCAATCCTCCAATATATGTAAAAGCTGGAGATAATTTTTCAAGTAACCAACTCACTATAGGTTCTATAACGTTATTATATATTTCCAAAGCTCCATTTGTTAATTTTACTATGAAAGTGCTAACTTCTTCAATTAATCCTTTTAAATGTTCATCCCATAACCAAGATAAAGTTTCTAAAAATGGTGTTATTATAGGTTCTAATACGTTATCCCAAATACTTTGAAACAAATCAATTGTTTTTTGAACAAATTCACCAATATTGTTAACTAAAGATTCTCCATATTCATTCCAAAGATCTGATAATATTTTTGTAAAACTCTCCCATGCAGATGTAATCATTTGAATTGCCGGATCAATTGTATCAACCCAGATAGAATTGAATACTCCTGCTACTCCACTAGTTATCTGTGGGCCCCAAGCATCTATTGCTAGTTTTGTATCATTCCAAAAATTAGTCCACAACACTGACATATTAGAAACAGAATTTGATACACTTTTTTTAATATTGTTCCACGTTGTAGAGACATTGCTAACAAAATTTTCACCAAGTGTTTTCCAAAACTCCCAAATAAAATTTCCAGCTGAAGTTACAGCACCAACAAAAGATTGCACAGGTGCACTATTCCACATTTCTTTTATTTTATTTTTGACATTTTCTATACATGATAATAATTTACTGTCATCCATAGTTGGAGCAATTGAAGTATTATCAACGTTCACAACACCGCTACCAGAAGTATCAGAAGATGAATCCGCACTAGAAGAAGATTTTAAAACATTAATTTCATCAAGCCCAGAAAAAGCTTTACTAATCTTTTTAGCTGATGCTACTGCATCTTTCGCAGAGTCTTTTGCTGATGCTCCAATCATTGATATGCTATTATTAGTTTTCTGTACGACATCTGGCATTTTTAATCCAAAAGTGGACATTACTACTTGTAGTTTTTTAAATAAACTTGTAATAGCATTTATAGCAGAATTTATAACCGGAATAAATAACTGTGCAATTGGTGTTACAACTTTACCAATGGCAACTGTCATTTGATTAAAATTGAATTTTAATTGTTGAATTTGGCCAGAAAAAGTTTTAGTATATGCCGTTGCATCTCCTACTTGAAATCTTGTCTCATTCATTATTCCGGTATATTCTGCCTGAATCTTTTCTGCTTGAGTTAGATCATTAGAACTCTTTCCTATACTCTTAGCATATTCTTCCCACATCTTTGCAACATTTTTTGTAACACCTGCATTATCTACTAGAATTGAGTTTTCGTTTTTTAAACCTTCTGTTGCAGTAACAACAGCTTCACCCAAATCATATGAAGCTTGTCTACCAAACGCAGCACTATCTTTTAGCCTAGATAACACATCTTCTATTTGTGATGTATCATATCCTCTTGATAACAGATTTTTATAGGCAGTAGCAGTTTCTTCTATTGAAACTAATCCATCAGCAGTATATTTATTAATGAAATCTTGTGCTTGAGCAAAAGAATTTCCAGTTCCTTGGACAATACTATTTAAACCTGTAAAAGCACTTTGAACTTTACTTGCACTAGATATACAATCTTTAGTAAATGCTGCCACTTGTTTTACTGCAAACGCACCAGTAATAATTCCTCCAATTTTTTTTAAAGAAGATGAGAAAGCATTTTCGCTGCTTTTGATTTTGCTATTAAGTTGTTTGTCATAATTAGTATCATTAAGAGTTAAATCAACAGATACTGCTCCAACATTTGTTGCTTTTGCCATTTTTTCACCTCCTAATTAAACATTTTTGAAAATATTTTTGATATATCTTCTGTGTTTATTTCGATTTTTTTATTATTTTTATTTTTAAAATTAGCCCATTTTTCACGAATTTCTTTTTCGTTTTTACTCATTTCTTTTATTTTTTTATAATCTTTTTCTGACCTTATCTGAACAACATAACCAAGTGGGGTTTCACTATTTAAGCCGCTTAAAAGTTGCCTAAATTCTTCACAAGGAATTGTTTCATATTCATAATAAAGTCTTATTCCATATTGTTGAGCAAAACTAGATACAATCAAATCCCAGTCAAACTCTAAATCATAATAAGTTTCTGGGCTAATTAGTTTTTTCTCGCTTCATCTTGTATTTTTTTAGGATCTTCTCCTACAATCGCACCCATAATACAATAAGATAAATAAACAGAACTTTCGACTGGTAAATTCATTTCCAAAATTTCTTTAGCTGCATCTTCTCCTAATGCTAATTCATAAATTTTATTAGTTTTTTCATTATCATCTAGTTCAGTATTTTTTTGAACCTTCGTAATTTTATCAAAAGTTTTTTGCCTATTATCGACAGTATATAATTTATCTGCGATTTTTAATTGTGGAAAATTTTCTCCACTTAAAATTTCTTTAGTTATTCCTGTATCTATTATTCTCATATTAATTTTCCTTTCTTTTTTTAGTTTTTATTAAATAAAAAAAGGGCAAAGAATGCTATTCTTTACCCTCTAACTTGCAGGTGTAAATGTTGGCTTTCCTTTACCAGTCAAATCACCACTTAATGGTGCTACATCAGTTGCACTACCCAAAATATCAGTTAATGCAGTAACTGCTGTAAATTCTAATTTTGAACCATCTGGAAATTCGATTTGCCAATCAGCTTCTGCGTCTTTTCCAATTTTATATCTTAAACCTTCAAGAAAGTCATTACCTGTATCACCTAAGGTTCTTTTCCCACTAAATGAACCAGATAATGCTTTTCCAGTTAAAAATGCATTTTGCCATCCACCATCGTTGATTGAATACCAAGTTTCAGTATTGTTTTCAATACTTAAACTTAATTCTTCTAAATCAGCAATTTCGCTATAAACTGCTGTTTGTACTGATGCAGCCGAAGTTTTAATTTTTACTTTACAATTGCTTACTGAATATTGTCCTACAGTTATTGTAGCCATATTTATCCCTTACCTTTCTTCATGAAAATTTAATTCAATCGAGTATTCATAAACATTATTTTCATCTGTTCCTAAATTAATTGGTTCATTGTAAATCATTTCTACAAATATTCTTTTTGAATTAATAAAAAATGACCTTTCATTATAAAAGTCATATATTTTTTGTGCCATTATTTCGGCATCATTTTGATTTTTAGTATATCTTAATAAAATAGTTATAGGTTTTATGTTTGTACTTTTATTTTTTATACCTCCAAACACTCCTACATATTCTGAATTTCTTTTTGAATTATAAAAGCATATTGATTTTTCTTTGTTGTTATCAATTTTACCTATACTTGCGAAATTATCCCACATGAAATTTTCTTTAAAATCATCTTTGTATTCTTTTAAAGTCATTTTAATTTTCCTTTCAAATTTTTGGCGAACATCTTTGTGACCCACTTTTTCTTATTTCCACTAATATATGGAGAAAACCACAATCCACCTGCATTCTTGTTTTTATTTTTTTGAAAGTTGTATTCAGGATGAAAATATAATCTTCGTGCATACGGAGTATCAGACACAATCGTTACTCTGCCACTTTTCTTCATAGAATTATCTACAAAAGTACTTCTGTTTTGTAGTGCTCCAGTATCAAAAGGCATTGTTTGACTTTTCTGCAAATCACTTTTTAATGCATCTGCAGTTTCAACTAAAGCATCATTCATCAACTTTTTTACATATGCATTTCCTTTATGATTAATTTTCCCGATTACTTTTACTTTCATTTTATTTCAAACTCTGTGTGATGGATTGTTCCGTTAGGATTTCTAGGTCTATATCCGGCATATATCTCATAACTATTGCCATTTATATTAATAACACCATCACTAACACTTTTTAATGATGGTGCTATATCGCCTTTTATGATAACTTTTCCAAGTAAAGTAATTTGTTTACCTTCAGAATCAATAATTCTTTTAGCTTTTTCACTGAATATACATTTACCTCTTATTTCTAAACTTTCAAGAGGGCTTCCTTCTTCAGAGATTCCCTCTTGGTTTAATATAAGCGAATATTCAGTTTTCAATAGCCAATCTGGAAAAGGTAATACACTAATTTTATTAGCCATTATCTTAACTTACTATCCAAACCTGTCTTATTGATATAATCATAAGCCGTTTCAGACATGTTATTTCTTTCTGCTAGGGTTTTATTGCTATCTGAATTATCTTTGCTCACAGATATATCCAATACACTATAAGAACTAATATCTCTATTATTTTCATTATTATAGCCATTTTCAAAGATATATTCTGCTTGGTAACAAATTGCTTCTTTTATTTTTTCTTTTTGAAAATCAGTCAGATTGTCAAAACCTATTGCAACTATTCTATTAAATGTTATACTATCAATTTTTTCTTGTGCTAATTTTAAATATTTTCCAATTTCATCATTCGGTAGTTTTACACCCATAAATTCATCTGAATAATATTTTTCATTAACATAAAGTGTCATTCAGAACACCTCCTATTGAAGTGGTTTCTTTTCCACTTCTTTGGTAACAACTTTTTTAGGAGAAGAAGATTTTACATCTTCCAACTCCTCAAAATTATTGTTTTTCTTTAACTTATCAACATAGTAAATTAAATTTTCTTCAATTACCTGTCCACTTTTTTTATTCTTGAACTTTGTCATTCTTTTCATCCTTTTTAGGTTGATTTTTGGTTTCTTTCTTTTCATCCTTTTTAGGTTGATTTTTAATTATTAATCCTACAGTTCTCATTTATATTCCTCCTATTAAGCTGTTGGTGCTGCCTTGTGGTGTAAATAAATACCGGCAACTTTGTTTTCGTAAACATCTGCTAGACCATATTTTCTATAACCGAATTTCCAGCCATCAGAAGTTTGATTTTGTTCTGGAGTAATAACTTTTGGAGCGATGTGCTTATTATATTGCATTACAGCATCTTTATGAATAATCATGAAGTTGATATCTGCTCCATTAGTATCTCCACTTTCAGAACCTTTAGCATGTCTTTTATATCCACCTTTTGTTTCGTTAGTTGATTTGCCATCTAACATATCAATAGCTGTATAAAATCTTGTTTGAGGAACTAAAATAACTTGACTAAATCTAGCTAAAACTTCTTTAGATTTAGTTGTGTCTAAGTCATCAACTAAGCCCTTTAATGTTGGAGTGATAAATAAGTATCTATTTTCATAAGGTACTTCATCTTCATCCATTTTATTAGTTGCTGTTCTTAAAGCACTAATTACATCTGCTCCAGTTGATAGAGTTGCTGGAGTTGCAACTTTTGAAATTCCACTTACACCTGCATATGTTGCAAATCTAAATGCATCTCCTTCTGGAGCAACTTTAGTTCTGATAAATTCACTTGCAAGTTTACCATAAGCAAGCCCTGCTGTTTCTTCATCATCCATTGCATCAACAGTGAACATTCTACCACGTTCGTAGTTAAATTTAACTGTTTCGTTTGTCATAGTTACATCACCATTCGTGTAACCGCTATTTCTATCGTAATCCCCTAATGCATCCATATCAATTTTTGGAATTACAATTTCATTAGCATTTGCACCTGCTTGAGCTAGCGAACTATCACTATCTAATACAGATGTAACTGCTGTATTTTTGTACACTTCATCTAGTAAAGGTACGTATTTTTTAAATTTTGAAATATTATTTGCCATTTTTCATCATTCCTTTCTTTTTTTAGGCAAAATAAAATGAGATTTATTTTAATCCCATTATTTTTCGCATATCTGCGAGTTCATCTTTTTGTTCTTCTTTTCCATCGTCTCCAATTTTAAAAGTCTTTTTATTATCATCGGACTTTGAAACTAGTTCAGGAAAATCTTTAAGTAGGTCTTCGATTTCAGTATTTAGTTTACTTTCATCTAAAGTCCCATTTTCATCAAGTATGTTTTTCTTATCAACTAATCTTACAGCTCTAGTTATTTTTTCATCCTTGACATTTTTTCTAAGCAACGCATTTTCAATTTTAGTATTGATTGCTTCAAGTGTAGCTTTCTCAGCTTTTTTTAACGCCTCTTGAGTTTTTTCGTCTACACTTTTAGATTTTTCTTCGTCTTCTTTAGCTTTTGCTAGAATTGATTTAGCCTTTTCAATATCATCAATTCCTAAATCTTTAAGTTGCTTTGCTAAAGCTTTTTGTTCATTCTTTAAACTGATATCATTTAGTTCTTTGTCAGTGTACTTTTTTTCTTCCACCTTTTTATCAGTTTCTTTCACTCCCTCATCTTTAGTATTTTTTGTAGTATCTTTTACTTCATCTACATTTGAAGTTTGAACATCATCGTTCATATTTCCTCCTTTTTCTATGGATAAGGTCATCCACACTCCGTTTATTAGATACGGTCAAACTATATTTTAGTGCATAGAAAAAGCCGATATTTCTATCGACTTCATATTTATAAGCACCATAGAGTAGATATTAAGTCTTTACTCTTCCCGTTCGGCACGCCTAACTTTTTCAGCCTACTCAGATGTAGCGTTTTTTATATCTACTCTATGCTACCTATAAAGGTAACACTAATTATTTTTTCTTATTTATAACATTTATTATTTCTCTATTTTCTAATCTTGTTTTCTCAAGTTCTGCTCTTATTGCAGATAGTACACACATTATAAAAAATAGAAAAATAGCGATTATTATTAACATTGCTATCATAATATTTTCCTTTCCTGAAATTCCATTTAATATTTTATATGTCGATGTTTTCATAATCTTCATTTTCTTTAAATAAAATATGATAAGGAACTTGCAATTTTATACATTTTTCTAACTGTTTAAAAAGATATTCATAATCATCACATAAAGCAGTTGTAAAATCATCATTATAACCAAATACTTTTTTATATTCTTCTTCTAATTCACTAAGTCGCTTAAGCTTTTTATCAGGTTCTTTTTTCTTTAATTCTTCTAACCAATTTATATTCATATGTTTTTGCCTTTCTTTATTATGGTAGATTTGAAATATTTATATGCATTTGGAAATATATGTTTTAAATATGTTAATTCTTCCATATCCTTTCTTATTGACGCACTGCCAAAGTGAGCAAATGCTTCTCTTCCCAATTTCCCTTTATTTTCCCAATATTCTGTTGAATGTTTTGATCCACCAACGCATTTGTTTTTTGTTATACCACTTATAATGTCTGAAACAGGATTAGCTTTTATATTCCTTTTTAAAATATCACCTATCTCTTTATAGGTTTCGGTTTCACTCAATTTATATTTTATCATATAATTCTTTTTTATTCTATTAAAATCATCGATTAATAGCTTTTCAAATATCCCGTCCTGTGAAACATCTCCTAATAAGTGATCCATTTTATGAGACATTTCATGAAATAAAGTCCTATAGTTATTATTTTTATCTTTGTTTAAATTTAACTTTATATTGTCAAACAATGGACTATATCGAGCAATTTTTCTTGTTTTTATATTTTTAAATTTAAATTTGTCTACGTTATCATTTAATATTTTTTTTAATGATGTTGGAGCATTGTCAACAATATTTTTTATTCTTGAATAATGTCGATTTGGAAATTCATATAATTTTAATGACGGATACTCATTCGTTTTTATTTCATAAATAGTATCAAATAGGTTTTGTTTTATTGTTTTCCATTTTGTTTTTTTCTTTTTATAATCATTGATATTATTGGGCGTTAATGAACCTTTTTCTAATCTATCAAATCTTTTAATATTCCTATCAACATAATTTAATTTCTCATTTGTTAGTTTATTTATTTTATTATTTATCCAGACAACATCATTTTCATATTCTTCATCGGTATAATTTTCTATATCATCAGCTTCTGAATAATAAGTTGTTAATCCATGACGACAATTTGGATGTAAAAATCCTTGTTTCATTGCTTCACTTAGTAACATATACTTACCATCTTTTTTAGTACCACCAGAATATACATCATCAATGAATATCTTATTTTCCCATTTTTGACATATAGGACATGCACCACCATGAGAAGTTGATTGAACTAATACTCTACCTATTGACTTTCTAAAATCACCTTCACCCATTAATTGAGCTCTTAAACTTGCTGTTCTAACTGCCATTTGAGAATAACTAGCAATATCAACTCTTCTTCCATCTTTGTATTCAATACAATTAAATCCTCTATTTAAAAAGTCCTTATTTGTTTCATCTATAGCAAGTTTAGTTTTTTGTAATTCGGTTAATTCTTTCGTTGCCATATCTGTGGCTTGTTTTTCAGTAAATACTCCATTAGCAACATAGAATGAACTTTTATGAATCACTTGTCTATACTGATCATTTGCCATTCTTAACACTGCCGTATTTGCTGTTTTCAAATCGTTATTAACAACTTTTATTAAAGCACTAACTTTTTTATCATTTGTTCTAAAAAAGCTATGATTCATAATTTTATTTGGTTTTAATGATTTGCCCATAACTTTGTTATACTTATTAATAGCATTAATTGATCCTTGTTTAAGTTCTTTTTGCAAATGTTTTGATACCGCATCTGATAAACCCTTAGTATAACCACCAATAATATCTTTATTTTCTTGGTGATATCTTTTTAGTTCTTTTAATTTTTCAGCTTGCCATTGTGAGTATTCAAACCCTGTCTTTTTTTCTTCTTTAAGATGTCTTTTGTAATTTCTCTTCATTGAAGATATCAATTCCATTTCCATATCTTCGTATAATTGTTTAATATTATAATCGTTCATTAATTATCACTACTTTGAATAATTTTAATGTCAGAAAATTTACAATTAACTGTTGTTGATACTGTATTGTCCTTTCTTTCAGTAAAAGATACTCTCTCACTACCATCCCAATTTGAAATGCTAAAATATGTGATATTTTCGTATGTTTTACCATCATATTTTACTTTTAAACCTTTTATTGGTTTTTCTTTATTACTCTCCATCATTTAAATCACCCGCCTTTAATATATTTTTGTTTTCTATCAAGTCTAAATCTTCATTAATAGATGGTTCAGCCATATCAACTATGCCTTGTTCATTTTTGATTCTTTGAACTTCTTCCTTTTTCCATTTTTCATCTTTAGTGTCTCCATAAAGTTCTTCAACACTAGTTTCAATACTCATTATTCCATTTGTTTTAGCTTTTCCAACAGTTTCAATTTGAGCTTCAAATGATGGATTTGCATAACCACCAAATGTTGCAATTCCTAAATTATCAGATATTTGTTTCTTATTCATAGTATCATATACTTTGAAAGTTATATCTACCATGTCACTTATTATTTTTGTTAATGCTTCAACAATTTGATTTCTTTTATATAATGTAGTCTTTTCTTTTTCTCTTGTAGCTTCTGCATTATCAATTTTTTTAGTATCAATACCTAAAGTGCTTGGACTAATTAAACCAGTTAAACATTGATCTAAAGCAGTAATATATGTACTTAATAATGCATCATGTTGTATTTGTCCTTGAGTAGTTTCAATTTTACTTTTAGCATCCTCGTTAATACTTTCTTCTACTGAAATAAAATCATTATCTAAATCGCTACCTCTTAATAGTAATCCAGTTTCTGGATCTCTTGGCAATAATGATTCTGGAATATAAGTTTTAATTTGTCCTTTCCTAAGTGCAAGCATCCATTGTGACCATACTTCATCAAATGCATCAAAATTATCAAGTTTGCCATCAAGCAATGATTTACCTCTACCAACATATTTTTTAGACTTTTTCAACATAACTGGCAATGCCATCATAAAATCATTGGGATTTTCTACTGCTTGATATTTTCCAGATAATTCTGGAAATTTTTTTATATCAAGTTCTATTCCTTCTTTATTTACTAATTTATATGTAATTCCTTTTTTTGAATATTTTTCTAACAAAGTATATTTTTGTTTGTTTATTATCTTTCTAGTTTTAAAAGTAATAGCGACCAATCTACCTCTTTCATATTCAAAATCTACTCTACTTCCATCATAAAATTCAATTATAGGATACTCGCTTATATCTGTATCGATTGACCATTTAAATGCACCATCTCCGCATACTAACGCTCCCACAACTGCATCTCTTAATAGAGCTTTAGGATTGTTTTCTTCAGCTATTTTATCCCATTCCTCTTGTCTTTTTTCAACCTCTATTTTATTTAAATCATCAGTCGAAATATCAGCTAAAGTATCAACAATCATAGCAGGTAAGCCTGTATGAATCTTTCTTATATTCATTCCTATAGTTGGTTTACTACCCCAAAAATGCTTATTTCCAAGTCTATCATCTAATTGTGCATACAATTCTTCTAACTCATTAGGTTCGCCTCTATACCACATATTGTTAATAAACGATTGACTTTCAAAATTATTTAATTGTTCTACATTAATTTGAATTGAGTCTGGTGTTTTAATTTCTAACCAATTTCTAACCATATTTTTCATCCATCCCATCTTTTATCACTCCTCATCGGCATCTTTTATCATTTGTTTAATCATGTCCCAATTACCAATTAATTTTTTAAATGGTAACCACGCGTACTGGCAACCTTGTATGTGATGGTCATTACCATCTTCTAATTGCCCATCTTCTGTATAACTATACACATTTGTTTCATTTATATATTCTTTACACGTTTCTACAATTAAAAAGTCCTCAGTATTTAACCAGGACTGTTGCAATTGAACTCTTGTTAAGTTCTTTGTTTTTTTCCATGCACCTTCAAATATATAAATGCAACCAGTTTTACGTTTATATTTTTTTGCCTCTGCTATTGTTCCAGCATCTGCACTATCTATAAAAATGTATCTAGCAAATCCCCATTTACTTTTACATTTTTCGGCAAATTCAATTAATTTAGGTATAACATCTGATGGAGCAAATGGAATTTCTCTATCTTTGTTGTTATAACCTTCTTCTTCTAACAGAACACATTTTCTATCTTCTGTTATACCAACAAATTCAAATGTAAGTTTATCATGTGACTTTTTTGAATAAGATGTATCGCACCCTATTGCAAATCTAGCAAACTTTCTTCTCTTTCTAGGATTTGTATCTTTCCAATCTTCAAACATAGCTTGTTTTTCACTTATGATATGTTTATTAGCTATTATGTTAAATACAAGCCCCGTTGCTTTCCCTCTTAATCCCTGAATTTTATTTTTATATAATTTAGTTCCAACAGGAACGGACTCTATTATTTGTTTTTTCTTTTCTTCGCTTAAACTTAAGTTGTGATTAAATGTAAAATACCACCAAGTCCAATCTGCTACTTGTGGTTCATTTAACATTTTTAACAATTCTAAAGGTCCATCATTTTTATATTTTTCTATTGGTCTAGATTTATTAACAAATTCAGTGTAACATTCTCTAGTTGGATCATCTGGATTCATTGTGCACAATCTATAATCAGCTCTCATGAAAGCTTCCCTTACATAATCCATATCTGCTATATTAAATTCATCTATAAATAAAGCATATACTTGACCGCCTAAAGCTTTTTTCCATCTTGCTTTATTATCATACCCTAAGACATAAATTATTTTATTTCCATTTTCAGTATGAAATACAATGTGTGGCAAACTTATTTTTCCCTTACCATTAGGGTTATACTCAACACAACCACCATCTTTATAATCTCCAAATATTTCAATTAAACCTTTATCAGAATTTATTATATTTTTTTCAATTGTCCCTAAATCTAATCCGGAAATTATACTTGGCTTTGTTCCTTTGTAGTTTGCTATTTTAAACATTAGCTTAGGTATTCCTACAGTAGTTTTACCAGCAAATGTTGTTCCTTCTAAAAATTCTGTACTACAATCATATTTAAGAAAATCTATATATTTTTCGCTTAAAGGAAATTCCTCATTCACTCTTACCACCTAATTGCTTAGATATCGAAGATAATATTTTTGTAGCCTCAGGATTTTCTATTTTAACAGTTTCGGTAAACATACCTAAATATTTACCAAGTAGTTCTAAAGCTTTAACTTTATCATAAGTTTCTACAGCAACACCATGCTTTGTTTTTTTATATCCAGCTATTACTTTTTTCTCATTAATATCTAACTTATCAGTGTCTTCCAATTTAACATCTGGAACATTCAAAATTTCATTTTCATCTATCTCAATCTTTTCATTTACCACTTTAGATATTTTTGTTCTATCAGTAAAAGCTATTGCTACTAGTTCATTAACTATATCATCTATACTTACTAAAGCTTTTTTTTCTGTTTTTTCTTGTAGTTCTTTTATATATTCTTGAACCTTATCATTTCTTAGCAGTCTACTAGCATTTGCCATAGCTGTTTCTTCTTTCTTACATGTCTTATATACTTTCATGTAAGCCTGTGTGGCATTCATACCAAGTTTAAGATATTCTTGACAAAATAATTTTTGTTGATTACTTAACATTTTATCAACTCCACATCGTAATTCTTTTACATTCTCTTTTTATTTCTATAGGCCTGGCATCTACTATTTTAATTTGATTATTGTTTTTATGAATTAAATTTTTATCATATGTCTTATCATAATATACCTTTTTAGAATTAAGAGATTTATAAGTATTGATTATTATCTCTGGGTCTTGTTGTCTTGGCATAGTCAACTCTAATCTTATCCCCATGTGTAAACTTTCACATTTATTAAATACTTCCATTAATTCATTTTTTGTCATTATCATTTTCCTCCTTAAACTCAATATACTCCCAAATTTCTTCTTTATATTTCGCTAGTATAGATGTAATAATAACAAATAATAGCATAACTATTACAAGTACTATAGCTAATATGTATTTCATTATTACCTCTTCCTTTCACCGCTATGATCGGACTTTTTTAGATACTTTAGAATAGATAGGTGTTATTTATTATTGCATACCTTACACTAACAATAACTTTGCAAGTTCGTAGAAGACCACCAACACTCCTACCAAATCGGTTTTATATATCTACTCTAAACTACCTAAAAAAGTAGTACTATTTTGTACTATCTTAAATCTCAACGAAAAAATTTAAGTTATGTACATTTCGTCACTGCTTTGTTCGTTGTCTAGGGTTTTCCAGCAGTTTTCCCCACCTAAAATAAGACTTTATTGGCTCTCATAATTAAATAATTTCAATAAAATCTATACAAACACAGGATTTTATGTATTTTTCTCGCATGCTATGATGCATTGTTAATGCTTTTATAAGCACCATATTAAGTAAATATTCTCACATAGTATGGCACACTTCAAAAGTGCTGTCGACTCGCTCATTTCTGTCTGTTGTTTATTTACTCAATATACTACTTATAAAATTGGTAGGCGAAGTAGGACTTGAACCTACACTAGCTCGGATATAAGCCGAGTGCTTTAACCAATTAAACTATTCGCCTATAAAAAAACGATTAGAAATATCTAATCGCGTATGAGGTATTGTATGAAATATTATATTTATTCCATGATATCATTTTAACACATTTCACCGGACATTGAACGGACATCTTTTTTAAATTTTACCATTTATTATTTCTTTATATATTCTTCTCACTTGTTTTTCACTATAATTAAGAGTTTCTGCTATTTCTATCCAGTATCTTTTTCGATTATATTTTCTTATAAAATCCATATCTTCTCTTAATTCGTAAACTTTTAACTTATAAGGTTCTATATTTGAAATTCTTTGCATCTCTTTAAGAATATACTCTTGATAACTTAATATACTTTCTTGTAAAGAATAAATTTTAGTGTCTAATTCTTCATCTTTTATAATATAATGACTAAACTTATCAAATATTGCGTTTGTCCTACTCGTGACCACATCTTTAAATTTTGAAGATCCTGGCTGAGTTTTAATGTAATTTATTTTTTTCTTTGTTAAATACACATCCAATTCATTTTCTAATTTTTCAATTTCATTTCTAGCTTCTTTAATAGTTAAATGTTTTTCTAGTATCATTTAATCACTCCTATTTTGTCTATTCTTTTTCGCATTTGCAAATACTCTTTACCTGCTGGCGTTTCAAAATAATTATTGCATAAATCTATTGTACAATTAACCACCCCATTTATAACATTTTTAACAAGGTCTATGGTTTCTTCTGGTTGTACTTTATTTATAATACAATAATTGGCAAAATTATGTTTTGCTTCATCACTCATACTTTTAACAATATCAGCATTTGTTATATTAATGTGTTTTATCATTTAATCACTCCTTATTTGTTTTAATACTAACAAAGGAAAACATACTAAAAAATACTATCCACCATTTGTTAAAGACTATTGCTAATATTACCCACAATGATAAATTTATTATATTACTTATTAATACTGCAATTTGTAATTTTAAATGTTCACTCATCTTTGCTCACCCACCTTATACGTCATTTGTTCAAATTGCTCTTTTGTTACTACTGATTTTATATCAATTTCAAATATTACTATCTTTTCAAATTCATCTAAATCATTAATTCCCCACAAATAAGTGTCTAAACTATTACAAATCCCCTTATGTTCACTTAAATTATTATTAACTTTTTCAACTTTATAACCATTAACATAATCCCCAACTTCCAAAATATCAATTATGTTATAACTGGCTTTTTTAATTTCATTATTTGGTATATTCAATTCTTCTCCAAACAAATCTCTACCATATACTAATACATTAAATTGATTTACTTTTTTTATTTTATTCATATAACCATCATCAGTTCTTACATACATTCCAACTTCTAATTTCATTATTTACCTCCTAAACAACTTTAATTCATCTATTCCAAAACAATATTCTTTTTTAGTTTTAGGAAAATGAACTATTAAAGGCTTTTTAAAATTTTCAAATTCAAAATTACAAACATAGCCAATTTCTCCAATTAAGTCATCATATTTTGATAATCCATCATTCTTAATAATTTCTACTTGCCTACCAACTAATTTTTTATATTTGTTATAATGTAACAATACATTTAAACAAATTCCTAATTTGTTCGTACATTTGCCTTTTTTATTTATCATTATTTATCATCTCCTATTATTTCCTTGTCGCTTAATCTTTTTAATCTACTTCTCATTTTCCTACTTAATGTTCTATCTTTTTTTCTACCGACTATTTCATCACTATAACATTCTAATGTCTTTTTAATTAAAGCATTTTCAATTACTCTATATCTTTTATGACCTTTTCTATCTTTTTTTGTTCTACTCATCATCCCCTACTTTCTTAATAGCTCCTGTTTTAATTCATCTTTTGTAAATTCTTTTGTTTGTTCACAATTTTGACATTTTGAATAAGCACCATCTAATACATAATTTCCATTTTTTAATTTATATCTTGCATAAGTTCTTATATCAGTTTTACCACATTTTTCACATATTTTAATTGATTTGCTTAAAAATGGTTTTATTATTTCATTATAACTATCTTTATTCATTTTCATAATCTCCTATTATTTCTTTATCCCAATTGTCTATTTCTACATCAAAACCATATTTTTGTAATAATTCAGTAGAATGTTTGAAATGCTTCCCATAAAAAGTATGAGTAGATAAATATACATGATTAAAATAATCTCCGATATTTGGACAATTACAAATAAAATCATTGCCTTTATCTGATTCATCACAAATTGGAACTATCCATCCACAACAATCACACACTATAATCTTGTATTTATCATTTGCTGGTACTTTTGATAATTCTTGCCAATTTTTAATTAGTTTCATCTGGTACTCCTGTTAATTCTTTATAGTTTCGCAAAACATATTCAATATAATGTGCAATATCACGTGCATAGTAACGTGCATGAAGAAGTTCATTTTCTAAAAACTTTATAAACGTTTTTTGTTGAGTTTCCAATTTTTTTTCTGCCATTGTAGTTTCATAATCTGCTACTGCATTTTTATATTTTTTCTTTAATTCCAGATTTTCATCTTTAACCTCTTCGGTACACCACATCATCATTAAAAACATATCTTCAGGATCTTCATAAACTTCAATTTGTTCTTTTAATCTTTTATTTTCATCATTTACTTTATTGAGTTCTTTTTTTAGCTCTCTAATTTTATATAATGATTTTTCGCACTCTTCTTGAACATTTAATAAAATATCATTTTCTTTTTCAACACTATATAATTTATTAATTAAATCTACATAAGAAATATAATTATTGTGACTATTTTGCGGTATTTCTGGTGTACATAAATACAGCTTTTCTTTTAATTCTTTAATTTCACATCTTGCTAATTGGTATCTATGTTTCCATTTTTTACGTTTTAATACTACTTTTTGTAAACCTTTATTAGTAGCTTTAAATTTTTCTTTTAATTCTTGATTTTCTTTCTTTAGTTTATAATTTTCTTTTAATAAAATTTGTATTGTATTTGTATCTATTTGATTTAAATCAGCTTCATTAGATCTCAATGTTTTACTTTCAGATTCATAATAATTATCTATTTTTATCTCATTCATTTACTCATCACTTTCTTCTATTTCTTCCATTTTATTTGTTGTTTCCATATATGCATCTTTCGAAATACCCTGTTTCTTGTAATATTGCTTCCCCACCATTGTTAATACAATTTTCATATCTTTGTTGATTTTCCTTTTGTGAAATAATGATAACGCAAATAAGAGATGCTACAATCAAAGGTATTCCTATTAATAATGTTTTTTTATCTTCTTTACTCATTTACTCATCACTCTCTACTTTCTTCGCCAAATTACAATAATTATAAGGTTCATCATCTAAATTAATTAATTTGTATTGAATTAATTTGTATAATTCTATTACTGTATCAAATGGAAGGTATCTTTGTATAAAATTATATAAATCTATAGCATTTGTTTTTTGATTAACAGTCATTGTTATTAAATTTTCTTTATTCATCACTATCACTTCCTTTACATTTTTCATAATGTTCATTGCAATTCATACTTACAACACTATCAATTCTATTATTTTTTATACATTGATATCTGCAACCGTCTCCACAACTACAAACATCATATAATTGATAATTTTTACATTCATAACAATTTTTTTTACCTATTTTTTTTATTTCTTCAATTATTATTTTTATAATAGATATTGCTATAATTAATAGAATTATAGATATAATAATAATATCAGTTAAATTAATTACTATCATTAATACCACTTCCTTGTAATTCTTGCATTTTATTTACTATCTCCCATTGTTCAAATGCACTTAACCTATGAAAATTATTTAACCATGTTTTTAACTTATTCCAATTATCTTCACATTTTAATAATTCGTCTATATTGTATTGCTTAACAGAAGTTATCTTAAAACCTCTACCATTTTCTTTATTAAGCCTTTCATATTCTTTATTTATTAATTTTAATTCTTGAAATTCTCGTTCCAACTTCCTATACTCTTCTTCTCTAGCACTTATTTGTATTTTAAGTTGTTTATTTTCTTGTTGTAAATTTTCAATTTCTTTCAACGCCGATATTCCCATTTCATATAATTTAAAATCATAATTGTCGCCTAATTCTTCTTTTAGTTCTGAAAAGCTTTTATAATTATTCATTCTGACACCTCTTTTAATAATTCATTTATTTTGTTAAAATTTTCCATATAATAGTTTTCACTGCCACCATAAGCAAGTCCTTTTATAATTAAATTTATATTATCAATTACTTCTTTTTGCTTTTTTAGTTGAGTTTCTAAATTATCTATGTATTCAATTATATATTTAGCATAAATATTTAAGTCATAATCTAAATAAGTTGTTTCTTTATTTGCAATAGACTTAAATTTATCATAACTTTCCCCATATATAGTTCTTATTTTTAATTCTTTGTTCATTATTCTTATTTCCCCTTTAATATATCTAATAATTGTTTTAAATCTTTTATCACTTCATCTTCTTGACACCATTCTGTTTGATATTTAATAGTCCAATTTGTTGCTTTATTAATAACTTCTCTTTGCTTTTTACATTGTTGTTCAATAAAGTTTATATAGCTTTGAATAAATATAAAATTATCTTCTAATTCTTCTGAATAATATTTATCATTTTTTAAAAGATTTTCTATATAATCTAAACCTCGATAACATCCTAATCTTCCAAAGCCTTTTATATATTCATATTTTCCGCTTTTGTGTTCTTCATAAGTTTCTGCATAATCTCTATTCATTCTAATACCTCTTTTAATGTTATTTCTTTATTCATTATTCTTATTTCTCCAATCTCACTAGTCTTCTACCTTTTTTTTCTGATGTTCTTTTCTTTTGAGTAGGTGTTTGATAAAAAAGTAACGTCTTTATCTTTACATTAAATTTTTTAGCTAAATATTCCAATGTTCCAACGTCTAATAATTCATCGCCTTTATATAAAGCATATTCGTTCATTGATACCTCCTTATCGTTTTCCCCTTAACGGGAAAACCATCTATTTTTTTCATTTTTCATATAATTAATCATTGTTTTTTTCATTATCTTTTTATACCTCTATTTTGACCTCTTGTTTAATTTTCTTGACCTTGTCTTAGATTCATTATAATTATTTAATTCAATTCCAAGGTTTCGTTGTCTTTTTTTTAGTTCAAGAATTTGTCTTTTTATAAGATATAATTCATATTTTAATTCTTTTTCTCTATCTTTCATTTAAATAAACTCCCTTGAGAATTATTTTTGTTATACAATTGCTGTTCAAGTTCTCTAATTCTCTTGTCTTTTAAAGCATTTGTTTTACGATAATTTTTTTCTCTTTCCTGAAGCATTATAGCTACTTTATCATATTCGTTTTTCCAATAATTTGCTTTTTCAACTTGTCTAGGATAATCAGCTATTTTTTGTTCATCAGTCATAACTTCTGTTTGCATAATTTTTCCCTCATTTCGTATTTAAATTTTGTTTTTGCATCTTTATAAATCCACCTGCCGCACCAGCTGCATATCGTTCTTTCTGCTTTCGGCATATATTGTCTTCTTCCGCATTTGCAAAATACGTATAATCCAGCATCTAATAAAGCACTATTTACCAATTCTCTTTGATTTGCCATATTCTTTTTCATATTCCCTCATCATTCTTTCAAATTCTAAGTCATCCAAAGTTTTAATACCAACATTTTTACATAAGATTTCGACACCTCTAATTAATTGAGTAAATTCCTGAGTATTTAGCTCATGTGTTCTTTTGTAAAATACGTAATAATCATATTTGTTATCGCTTTTATATTTTTTAGCATAAGGATAAAATCTTTTCATGTCAGTTCCAGTAGGAACCATTGCTCCAGAAATATTCCTGTTCACATCCGTTGCAATAGTTCCGTACTGTATGTTAACTTCAATTTTCATTTCTTCATCTGATATAGCAAATCCTATACCCCGATTATATTTTGCTAGTTCATTTACTAACTTGTGAAAGTATTTGTTTGCTTGTGTTCCTCTTAAAGGTTTGTACTCTTTTAACTCATATACTTTGTCTTGATCTAAAGTAAATAGTAACGTAGATAGCTCTCTAGGTTTTCCTTTTATAATCATAAGTTTCCTTTAAAATGGTAAATCATCCGCACTAATAGTAACCTCATTAGCAAAATCTGCATAAGGATCTGAAACTGGAGCTGGTTGAGAACCTGGAGTATTTTGCACTTGGACTTGTCCATTTTTATTTTGAGCACTACTTGCAAATTCAAATGACTCTATGATCACGTCAGTTGTGTATCTTTTTGTTCCATCTTGTGCATCATAACTATTGTTTTTTATTCTACCTTGTGCAACTATCATTACACCTTTTCTACAATATCTATTTATTGTTTGTGCAGTTCTATTAAATGCAACACAATTAATAAACTCTGTGTCTCTTTCTCCGTCTTTATTTACAAAGCTACTTTGACAAGCCAGCGAAAATCTTGAAAACTCTGTTTGATTTGACATAATTCTTTGTTCTGGGTCTCTTGTAAATCTTCCACTTAAAATTACTTTATTCATTGTTTTTCACCTCAAATTTATCTTTATAATTTTTTAAATAATAATTAATTTCTTTAATCATTTCTTCTTTAAATTTTTCTTCACACTCTTCTTTGGTTAAATAATTCCTATCACTTGATGATATGTTATACATATATATATTATCTTTATTAGTTATAATTACTGAATACAAACCATTTCTACCTTTGAATAAATAATTATATATATTCTCATTAACACAACCTAATTCACTTCTCCAACTACCATTTTCTTTTAACTTACATAATTGTTTTAGTACTTTATCATCAGTTAATGCTTTTTCAACTAACTTAGGAGTTTTCTTATTATCTTTTAATATTTTGTTCCAATTATAAGTACCTTCTATACTAAACGAATACCAATAGTTAGGTTTATCACTTAAATATATACAATTCATATTTTCTTCGTTAGTATCATCATTTTTTAATTTTTCTTCTAATTCTTCTATTTTTTTATTTGCTAATTGTAATTCTTCTTGTGCTTTATATAATTCATTTAAAATATATTCTTCATTTGTTTTAAACTTTGTCATTTTTCCTCCATTTTTCTTTCTTCGTAATAATAATCTTCATCGTATAAATTTTCTTCTTTTTCTATTTCTTCAGGAGGGCTAGGATAAAGCCCACCATAATATTCGCTAGTATCCATCTATGCCACCTTTTCATATTTCATTTCATTTGTTTCCAAGAATTTTTTTAAAGCAACTAATTGACTTCTTTTTCCAGTAATCTTCAAAGTATAAGTTAATTCATCATCAGTTATGTACGTCATGACTTTTTTACCTGCATCTTCTAATATTCTTTCTTCTTTTTGCTCAATAATTACTTTTTGACTTTCTTCTTGTTGTATTTTAAGCAATTCTTCTTTCTTAATTAATTCAGTATTTTTAGCTATCACTCTACTCAAATCAAAGTTATTTAAATAATCATTCTTTAATTCTACTTCATATTTACTATGTAATTCGCCAATAGCTATTAAATCATTTCTTACTCGATTAATTTTATCTTGGAGTTCATTAACTAGCTTAAATTCGCCTTTATCGTTAAATGAGCCTTTGTTTAACCATTTGTCTTCAAATATTTTTTCTAAAGGCAATATATCTTTTAATTCATTAATTTTTTCTTCATAGTTTTTAACTATAATTTCTTTTCTTTTATTTTTTTCTTTATTATCTACATCTTTAACTACTTCATCAATTTTTGAACTAGCTTGCTTGATTAAATCTGTAGTTTCTTTAATGATAGTTTTAAATTCTTCAAATGGTGCATTGAACTTTTTTTCAAGTTCAATTCTTTTATCGTTTAATGCTTTGGCAGATTTATTTAATAAAGCTTTATCTGCTTTAGCTATGTCAATATTACTTTCATCATAATTTTCTGCACTATAATTTGGTAATATCGCTAATACTTTTTCTTTAATATTTTTTGCATTCGTTTCTAAATATCCTAATTCTTCTTGAGAAACTACTAATTCTAAATCTTTTTCATTTAATTCATTCATCTAAAACACCTCTTTCAAATTTTGTTGTTTTTGTTTATCAAATTTAGTTTTCAGCATCACTACTGCTTTTTGTAATTGTTCAGCACTCATTTCTGTTTCATTTTTTACAGTAAAATATTCAAAAATCTTTTCTGCATCGCTATTTGTGTGAATCAGCAAATCTTTAAAATCAATCATTAATTTCATGTATTCTTGACTAGAAATTGTTTGTGGAACTTTTTCATTGTCAGGATCTTTCAATTCTTCCGTTGGAATACAGAATACTTGAAATAATGCATATTTTAATGCTACTGCCATAGCTTTATTACTTGCTTTATCTCCTGAGTCCATTCCCTCTCCAATCACAATTGTTTCAACAGAACTTCCATCTTCCGCATAAAACGTATACTTTATTTTGCAAATTGAATATAGTAGAACTCCTCCAGCAGATGTTCTTCTTTCTTCTCTTGTATGTTCTAATATTTCTGGAGTTACAAATAGTTTAAACTTTGCAAAAAGTGGTTGAAGTTTATTCATTACATCGTCAATACTTCTGAAATTGTAATTTTGTTTTGGATTCTTTTTGTTTTTTCCTATAGCTGGAACTTCCATCATAATCAAATTAATCGTTTCATATATATTTTTCTTTTTTTCTTTCGTTTCTTCCATGTTATTCTCCTTTTATTTTTTTCATAATGTTTCCGTTTTTTGTACCACTTTTTATTCCAATTTTTTGTGTTGTAGCTTTTGTAGCTCTTTGTTTAACAACCAAATATCTGTCTGATTTTAAATCTTCAATTTCTTTTATGAAATTTTCATGATTATCTTTTACTACCACTGCAAGCTTTCCCAAATATTCAAATAGCTTGTCCATATTCTTGTTCACTCTGATTAAATCATAATTAAGATTAGTTATTTTTTCTGACTTTTCTTTTACTTTATTTTCTAATTCTTTATTTTTGGTTCTTTCTAGTTCATAAAGTTCTTTATAGTCATCTCTTTCTTGCATAACATTAAATCCAAAGTTCATTTTATCTAACATCTTTTGACTAAAATCTTCAATTTCTATTAGAGCTTTGTCCTTTACTAGTTCTGCTTTTTTGTTTCTAAAAATCATTTCTTCATTTCCCTTCTTTTAAAAACCGCTACCTTAACCCCACTATATTGACAAATTTTCTTACCACAAGTTTCAACTCTGCCGTCATAGAGCATTTCTGTTAACCTAGGACTTGCAAAGTTCCTTTCGCTTGTCGGTATCCATCCTCGCTTACGCATTTCAACTGCAATCTCTTTTGCAGTAAGACTTCCCTTTTCTTCTAAAATCTCTAGAATTTGTGAATATCTCTTTTTCTTGTCAACCTTTTCATTAGATTCTCCCCTGGTTTCAAACGTAGTTACAACTCCGGGCTTGTCCGCCTCGTAATCGTAAATTGTCATTTGTTTCATGTTAGCTCCATTTCTTTTATTCTTTTTTCCGCTTCTTCTTTGCTATCGCAAAATTGATAATAAAATTCTTTTGCAAATATTTTACATTCAGCATTTAGTACTTCTTTTGTAAAATCCTTTTCCATCCATTTTGGTGGTAATTGACAATCTCCGTAATACTTTTTTTGCAAAGCATCGTGCAAATATTTTAAAGAATTACTTTTTCTTTTCTTGCAATACTGAATTGCCTTTAGAATTTCTTCTCTTTTGAATTTCTCTGAAATTTCTTTAAGAATTTCATAATCGATTGGAACTAAATTACTTCGATAATTAGCCTCTATGTAACTAACTAATTTTTCTTGATTCACGCACGCACGCGTTTCCGTTCCATTCTCCATTCTCCTACTCCATTCTCCTTATCCTTTTCCTTAGAGGGGCTGGCTCTAATTTGGCTGACAGCCAATTTTAAGCCACGCTCTTATTTGGCTATATTTTTTTTACCATTTAGATATTGCTTATAACTATTGTCTAAAGTGGGCTTTATCAATATCCAAAAAGTAGCTAAATCTCCAGTAAAATCAGGATTAAAGTCATCTTCAAAGGAATACTTAATAATTGCTTCATACATTTTTGCTCGATACTTTTTTGGCATTCTTTCGATTGCTTCATAGTAGCTTCGCATGAAATTAAATGCTTTTCTTTCACTCTTCATTAGCTCTCCTTTTTTGACATTTTTTAAAATTTTTGATATAATTTAATAGTTAAATTTATTTAAAATTTAATTATTTTTGCACTAATTTTGAGTTTTTGGGAACTAAATTAGTGCTTTTTTTGTAACTTTTTCATTATTCTCGTCGCTTACTTTCCTTAAAAATTTAATGTCTATTTTTAAATATTCAACAACTTTAGACATTGGCACTTTTCCATAGGGTAATAGCCAATCTTTTAATTCCGATTCAATATATTTTTTTATATTTCTCGCAGTATTATCACCAACACATGCTAGCATTTTAATGTCATTAACACTAGCCCATTGCTGTGATATAAGTTCTAAAGTTTCACTTGCATTAATTCTTTTCTTTTCCATAAGTTTACCTCCCTTCGAGATTGTGGTTAGCAATTGCAGTTGCTAGTATTTTTTTCTTCTAAATAATCAAAACACAAACAAGAAATTCCGCCTAAAATAAGATTTATAAAAATTCCTAGACAAGTGAATGTTCCGTTAAAAAATAATGCCAACATCCAATCATTTATAAAAGTTAAAAATGCTAAAGATCCTATTAATAATACAATTAAATTTTTCATTTTGATTTTCATTGTCAACTCACCTCTTTCTTATAATTCTTGATTTTTCTTTTTTCTTCCTTTAAAATATAATTTTGAAAGGAGGAATAACTTTGTCTATTACAGATAAAATTCAATTTTGGTTAGCAATAGGCACCTGGATTTTAGCTGCCATTTCAACTATTGCTCTGTATATAACTATTAAACAGAATGCTCACACAAATTATGAAAATTCTAAAGCAAAAATTTTGTTTTACATTGATTACATTAGAGCAAATGATAAATATTATCTAACTATCAAAAACTTTGGTAATTCTCTTGGAAAATTAAATTATATTAAAATGACTCCAAAATTAAATTATGAGAACATACCAGGTTATAATTCCAAGCATTCATTATTAACTGATAGTAAAGATATAATACTGGCTCCTAACCAAAAGATAAGCTCTTGGTTTTCTTTTAGAGATTATCCAGATAAATTATTTGATATTGAAATTTCATATACATCTTTAAACGGAAAAGGCAAAAAATCTAAAACTTTTATAGAAAATTACAAAATCGACTTATCCTTTATTGAAGATGTTGAAAGTCTATCCCACTGGTATATAGATTGTGTCGATGATAAGATGGCTTTAGTATGGATAGAAAATCAATTATCTGAAATATCTGAACGATTACCTTAGTATTATGAAATAACTAAAAGTGTAATTATACCAATTATCATTGCTAAACATACAGTTATATACAATATACCTAGTATGTTTAGTATTTTTTCATTTTTCCAATACTTGTCCCACTCTTTTTCTGAATAATAAACTTTACTTTTCATCAAATACATCCCCTTTCTTTAATTATTTTCGTTTGGTGGATTTATAAAGAAGTTTGCATCAACACCCAAAGCAAGAATTATTTCCACAAATTCATCAGCGTCCATTTTTCTTTTACCATTTAGGATCATAGATAAAATATTTTCTGGGATCCCTGTTTTATCAGAAATAAATCTTTGCTTTATACCATTTTCGTTAATATATAACGATATTTTTTGATATATTTTCATTTTGTCTCCTTTCTTTGCAATTCCAATATTCTTGGATTACACTACCATTATATTTCAATATTCTTGGATTGTCAAGCTATTTTTGAAAAAAAGTTCAAGATTTTTGAATTTTTTTATTTACTATCTTGAACTTTTATGTTAATATTAATATGGAAGGAGGAATAATATGTCCGTAGGAGATAATATTCGAAACGCTAGAATTTCACAAGGATTAAATCAAAAAGAGTTAGTCGAAAAATTAGCTGAAAAAGGTGTAAATGTTGGAAATACAACAATAAGCAACTGGGAAAAAGGCATTTCAAAACCAGATCCAGATACAATTACAATATTATGTGAAATACTCAATGTAGATGCTAATTATATATTAGGATTTTATAAAAATAAGTCTGCAAATAATATCGAAGAAATACAAGTTTTATTGGATGCTTATCAAGGCTTATCAGAAACTGATAAAGAATTTATGCGAAATATGATCATAGAAAGAAGAAAACTTATAGATAAACAATTAGAAGAAAAAGGACAATAGAAAGGATGTAAAAGAAAAAAATGATAAAAGAATTACTTAGGGGAGTAATTGGTCAAGAGGAAATATTAAATTATTATAATGCAACTATAACATATATAGATATGCCAATAACCATTAGAGGATGTGTTCATTATTACAAAGGAATGTATGACATATTAATTAATGAAAAACTTTCTTACTATAAAAGAAAAAAGACAATAATCCACGAATTGGCACATATAGAGCTCAGTCAATTAGAACAAATTAATAATGATTTATTTGCATTTTATATAGATAAATATGAGGATAAAGCAAATAGATACATTGAAAAATTAATTAATGATTAAAAATATGCTAGTACAGGTATTTTTAAAATATATAGGAAGGAGGAAAAAGAAGTATGAAGAAGTATAGTAAATTAGCTGTTTTATTTGTATTAATTGCTTTAATATCTGGATGTGGAAAAGATGGCATAAGTTTATCAAAAGAAAAAGAACTAACTTGTACTAACACTACTACAGATGAAGATGGCTATAAAACTGAAGACAAAATGGTTGTTACATACAAAGGCAATAAGGTTGTTAAGGTTACAGAAACAAATGTTACTGAAACAGATCCTTCAATGTTAGATATGACTTATTCTTTTACATCTGCTTTTGCTGAGTCATTTAATAAAGTAGCTGGAATGAATATAACTTATTCTAAAGAAGGCAATAATAAACTTAAATTTGTCATGACTGTTGATTATGACAAAATAGATGTAGATTCACTAAAAAATACTCTTGGGGATTTATATGATGAAGATAACTTCTATAATAAAAAAGACATCACTATTGATGAATTTAAAGAAAACAACTTAAAAAATTATACATGTAAATAACAAAAAATCCCCTACTCTCTGCAAAGAGTAAGGGTACGGAGCATAGAACTCCTAAGAAAAAACCACAATCTCGAAATTAGGATTTTTCTATGTCTCCATTTTAACATAAAATAAAACTGATGTAAAGAATGGAGTGATAAAAAATGGCAGTTTTACAAGAAAAGAAAAACGGAAAACCAGTTAAAACAAAAGATGGCAGAAGTTGGTTTTTCAAAACCACTTATAAAGATTTAAGAGGAAATATTAAACAATTTAAATCTAAAAAGTATGAACTTAAAAGAGATGCTGAAGATGCTGAAAGAAAATTTTTAATGTCTTTTACTGATAAAATTGAATTTAAAGACATGACTTTTAAAGATTTAATATTAGATTTTGATAATAATAAAAAAGACAAAGTCAAAATAACAACATATAGTAATTACAATAAATACTATAAGTTATTAAAAGATTTTGACAATATTAAAGTAAAAGATTTTTCATTAACTCATTTTAATAAATGGAAGGAAGAAATTAATAAAAAAAATTATTCAACGAGGTATAAAAATAACATCTACAAATTTCTAAGAACACTATTAAATTACGCAGTAAAATATCATGATTTCAACTTTAATCAAGTATTAAACAAGATTTCAAATTTTACCAATCCTAATGAAAGAAAAAAAGAAATGTTATTTTGGACATACGAAGAATACAACAGATTCATAGTCGAAGAAGAAGATATAAGATATAAAACATTTTTTGAAACACTATATTATTGTGGGTTAAGAAAAGGTGAAGCTAATGCACTAACATGGAAAGATATAAATTTTGAAAACAAAACGATAACAATCAATAAAAATATCACTCAAAAAATAAAAGGCGAAAAATACATTATATTACCCACAAAAACAAAAGGAAGTAATCGAACATTACCGATAACGGACAAATTATTAAACGAATTGATAACTTTAGAAGAATATTATAAAAAGTATGATAATTTCACAAATAACTGGTTTGTATTTGGAGGAATTTCGCCATTAACGGACAGTAGCACTCATCTGCATAAAGCACAAAATGTGGAAAAAGCAAATATAAAATTAGACACAGACCAAAAAATAAATAATATCCGACTACACGATTTTAGACATAGTTGTGCAAGTTTATTAATTAGTAAAGGAGCTAATATATCATTAGTTTCAAAATATCTTGGGCATAGTAATATAAGTACCACACTAAACACATATACACATATGTTTAAAAATGAATTAGAGGATATAGTAAAGGAGTTAAATAAATTATAATTTTTGGGTACTTTTTAGGTACTAAAAAACAAATAACAATTAAAAAAGATTAACAGTAATATTGAAAAAACACAAGAAAATAAAGGAATTAAGCAAAGAAAAAGCAAGTTAAAACATTAACAATAACTCTCATCACCTGCTCCATTTGAAATCAACTTACGGACTTATTGTTCGTAAGTTTTTATTTTATATAAAGCTTCAAAAGTTCTCTTTCTTTCAAGGAGGAAAACTATGAGATGTGGTATTTATGTAAGAGTATCTACTGACGACCAAAAAGAGGAAAAAATTATCAAAATAATTTAATCCTCTTTTTATATTTTTTAGAGTATGGGAGTAAAAGTCGTGTCTAGCCAGCACTGAATTTATACTCCCGCATAAATTCTACTATGGGAATTCCCATACCCTTTACTTTTTTCTAACACAAACTCTATATAATCTTTTTTCTAATTTATATCTTGTCATTATTTCTTCATTTAAATATTCGATATCAAAATCTTTAAAGAAAAACTTGATGT